AACCTGGTCTATACGCAAATATAAACGCTAAACGTAAGCGTATAAAAGCTGGTTCTGACGAGAAAATGCGGAAGGTAGGTAGCAAAGGAGCTCCTACTGCCGCAGCCTTTCGTAAATCAGCCAAAACAGCAAAGAAGAGATAATGCCTTTTAAAAAATACTCACCTAAACAAAAAAAGTTAGCTAGTGTTGCTGCTCCTAGAACTAAGATAACTAAAGCAGACTTCACTAAACTTAAAAACAAAAAGAAGAAATAGTATGGCAGAGGTCGAGTATAAAGGAATAAAAGTAGGTGGCTCCAAGCTGCTTCTTATTATACCCCTTGTCGGCACAATTATTGGGGGTTTATGGGGTGGTTTTGAAGCTTACCAAAGATATTTATCTATGGAAAAGAAGATAGCTAACTTTGTATCCCCTGATCTGTCATTTATTACAAACCATATGGTTATGGTTGAAGGTGAACTAGCAATTATTAGCGAACAGTTTACCAACCTTAAAGAAGCTGACCGCTTAGTTAATGAAGTAATTAGCGAACAAGTTAATTCAATCAAATCATCCTTAGCTAGTGTATCAGCTAGTGTACATGATGCTAAGATTGAGCTGCGGGAAGACTTGACTGGCATAGAATCAACTATGGATAAGCAAGAACAACGCATGAAAGACGACCTTTTGTCTCTTGAGGGCGTAATAGAAGAACAAAGACAGCGACTAAAGGAAGATGTATCTACTGTAGAGGGTTTAATGGATAATGTTGAACTTAGAGTAGACGATAAACTAGATTCTGTCAAAACAGCAATGGACCAACAAGAGGATCGCATTGAATTGGACATAGATGACGTTGAAACATCTATAGATGCCCAGAGTTTAGACGTAAAAGGTACACTATCCCAAGTTGAAAAAGACATGGCAGAGCAAGAACAGCGTAATCGACAGAACATAAAGGATGTAAGGGGCGTGATAAACTCGTTTGAAATCCGTATGGACGCTAAAATAGACAGATTAGACGCTAAAATAGAAACTTTAGAGTTAAATTT